AGGTACATTATGAGTGAAGTAGTAAATGAAGTTGACGAGACTGTTGAAGATATTGGCGAGGTTGACTTGGGCGGCGACCATATTCCTGACGAGTTGGACGCGGGAGACCTTGACGACCTACTTTCCTGGGTCGACCCCGATGATATTGAAGAACCCGATGACGAGGTGGGTAACTGATGGCAACGCTTAGTCAGGCTCAGGCAACCACGATTCTACGAAACCTAGGATGGCGTATCCGTAGCACTAACGAGTTCCACAACGTTGTAAAGCGTTTCCAGTCAGGCTGGAACCTAGGAACTGCGCTTTCCGTTGATGGTAATGTGGGGCCAAAGACCTCTGCTGCAATGCTATTGAGTGAGTCTCGCCGTCGTGCTAAGAAGCCCACCGCCAGCGCCCACTACTCATTTAGTGAGATGGCCTGCCGATGCCGTGGTAGTTATTCATCTTGTGCCCGTATCTGGACCCACCGTGCCTGCTTCCAGATGATGGAGAAGTACCGCGCCCGCGCGGGAGCCTATGCAATTGTCTCACCATGCCGCTGTCCTTCTGAGAACAAGTCCGTCGGCGGTAGTGCGACCAGCCAGCACCTAACGGGATATGCCGTTGACGTTCCGGCTGTCTACTCAGTTTCCACCGTGCGCTCATGGAAAACTGGCGCGACCCACTACGGCTATGGCAGCGTATCCCGCAAGGTCAAGCACATTGACTGTTCAGCCGGTTCTGCTATCTACGTAGACGGTCGCTGATACAGCGCAAAATTTGCATTAAGATATTAAGCAAAGTAGAATAGTCCCATAAGCGAGTTTAGATGATTCGCATAGCCTCGGGATGGGCTGTAGGAGGAGGGGTCAGAAATGGCCCCTCCTCCCTTTTGTGTGCTAAAATGGGGTAATGAGTATTGTATCTCGCATCCTTGCAGAAAACCCAGACTCCTTTTATGTCTACAGTGGCGCTAGTCCATATGTTGACCTGTCTCGTCGTAGGCTGGCAAACCATACACCTTTGTCCCCGGTCAGGGTGGCCGTCTCCCCCGCTAGGGGAATTCTTGAAAGCGTAACTCAGATTGGGCAGACGGCATTCACAATCCACCAAGCACCGGCAGCGGGGTACACCCTGATGACTCAGGCGAAGCCACTTGGAACTACAAACAACTATCTGTCTTTCCTCACAACCTATAATGAGGGTTTATGGACGGTGAACTCTACGCTATATTTTGGCGTCAAGCACCTTGATGGAACATACACTATCGTCTCTACAGATATTGATATTTCAAGAATGCACATCTTTGCCGGTACGGCCTCATCTGAGCAAATCACTCTTTATCTTGACGGGCAGCCTGTTGCTAGCAAGCAAATCACTTCGACTTCCCCCATCACGACCGACAACAGCATCCTATTTGGAAACAGTCAGAGCATGCAAGTATCCTTCTCGGCTACTTGGAACAGACCCATCTCCGGTGCGGCTATTTCCGCTATTCAGGTAGCAGCAAGACAGGCTAGCCTCAAAACTTATGCTCTGTCTCAACTATTTGCCTCAGACCTACGTCTAGATTCTGCATCATCAGATACAGAGTATTTCTACTTTAGCGAAAATAGCCCACACCTATCAGATTTGGCAACGGTAGATGGAACATCAGTTAGTGCATCATATGATTCATCGCTTGTCTCCGTTGCCGGTAATGTGAGGTTCCCTGTTCCGTTTACATCAACAACAAATGGAATTAGACTGTCGTGGGGGAGTTCATCTGGGGCAGTTGTCAAATACTCTCTAGACGGAACTACCTTCACCACAGTATACAACGGGCAGGCTGTTGAGGCTGGGACGACCATCACCAACCAACCGGTTATTGAGGTATCTTTCCCCGCCGGTAGTACGTCTGTAATGTACCTAAATGATTTCGCTGCCGAAAGACAAATTACAAGCGCGCTACTTCCATCACTATCAAATGGGCGAGCGGTGACTACGTCAGGCTCAGTGAGTCTAGCGGCAGATTCAGATTTTAGGAAGTATCCGTCACTACCGTCTACCTTTGGTACAAACGGTACCATTACTATTGCCCCAGAAACGGAAGATGTCAGTATCCTAACATACGGAATAGAGTTCTGGTTTACGCCCACTGCATCTGACTTGGTCGGAACTAAAACTCTATTGAACTCCGGTCCAGAAGACGCAAAAACAATTACGCTTGTCTCCGGTGTTGTAAACTCAAGCGGCTTCACAAATCTATTCATTAACAAGGCATCCGTTCTTTCAAATACAACGTCAGTCGTAGCGGGTGTACCCGTACATATCGTAGTGAAGCATGCTGCTGCGAATAATCTTCAAATCCGTATTGGTAGTGCGACGGCACCCGTTCAAGGTAACCTTGCTTCGGTAGCACTTATTTTTCAGGACTTCTCTACACCAGAGGTAACTGCTCTATATAATAACCAACAGGATGTGCCAGTCACCCGCCCGACAAGTAACTCAGCAATCTCAGTAGTCGATACCGGGGTCAGTAATCTTGGCCTAGTGTGGTCCGCAGGAAGCCAGTAATGTCACAGACTTTGCATTTTTGCTTCCCTAGGGGTATGATTATGTCACTATGAGTTTTAGAGTCGCAGAAGATGGAGAGTTGGGCCTGTATCTATGGCAGACGCCCGACGGAAAGTATTTCGGGAACGGAGACGGGGACTTCCTCGTCATCCCCGCGCGCAAGAATGACCTAAAGGCAATGACAGATATCTACCACGCAGCCAAGCACTACGGGGCTACGGGCGGTAGAGCAATCTTTATTGCCAATGCCCGAATCGTATCGCAGTCTGAAAGGGAAGACCAAATGGAGCGCATGCTCGATGGTCGCCTACCGGACCCATACGATGTCGGAGCCCTAAAGGACGAGGTAAAAGCAAAGCATGAGCGGAATTAAAGGTTCAGTAGATACTATTCAGCCGGTGTTTTCACACCCGGACCCTCTTAAGGCAAAAGAAATCCTAAAGGATGCTACCGCTGTTGAGACAGACCCATTTGCTAAGGAACTCGTCCAGCAGATTGCCGGTAGGTCTTTGTCTGAGCCGCTACGACGCAAGGCATACCGTAAGGCGTCTAAGGGCGATGCTGACACCAAGTCTATTGCCGACGACGCAACTGGCTATACCCTTCTTGAAGTAGCCCCGCCGAGGTATAACCTAGATAAGTTGGCTAAGTTGTCAGAAACCAACTGGGCAAACGCGGCAGCCATTAGGGCCAAGGCGTCCAACATCGTTGGGTTCGGCCACGAACTCGTTATCAAGCCATCAGTGCAGTTCAAGATTGACCAGAAGAAGGACAATCCAAGAACCACTGCACTTAAGGCTGCCAACCAAGAGAAGTTCGTTGTTGAGGAATGGCTAGAGAAGATTACCAAGAACGTCCCATTCGACGAGGTGCTCAATCGTGTCTGGATGGACTATGAGGCTACCGGAAATGGGTATCTTGAAATTGGTCGACGTGCTGATGGAGCAATTGGCTACCTCGGTCACATCCCATCCTCTACAATGCGTGTTCGTAAGTTCCGCGACGGCTTTGTACAGATGTCAAACTCAAAGGTCAAGTTCTTCCGCAACTTTGGCGAGACTGATGTGCCCGACCAGATTGGCGACGACAAAAACCCCAATGAGGTCATTCACATCTACAAGTATTCACCCACCGCTGGGTACTACGGGGTTCCAGACATCGTCTCAGCCCTTACCGCAGTTGCCGGTAACAGGTTTGCCGAAGACTACAACCTAGAATACTTTGAGAACAAGGCTGTCCCTCGTTATATCATCAAGACGAAGGGTCCAGAACTTTCCTTTGCCGCGCAGGCGAAGATGATGGAGTTCTTTACGACTAACCTAAAGGGTACTAACCACAGGACAGTCTACATTCCGCTTCCACCGGACACTCAGGACGCAAAGAACGACTTTGAGATTGTTCCAGTCGAGGCGGCATCGCAAGACTCATCGTTTGCCAACTACCTAAGAACCAACCTTTCAATTATCCTCATGGCGCATGGCGTACCTCATACAAAGGTAATGTCATCAGCAGAATCAGCAACGCTTGCCGTTGCCAAGGATTTTGACAAGACATTCAAGGAGCAGAAGTGCCGCCCGGAGCAGCGCTTGCTCAACTTCTACGTCAACTTGGTTCTCGGTACGTTTACCGACGTGTTCGACTTCAAGTTGAAGGAATTCAGCCTATCCGATGAGGACACGCAGTCTCAGATTGACGACCGCGCGATTAAGAATGACAGCACCACAGCAAATGAGGTACGAGCAAGGAGAGGAGAGCCACCACTTACCAATGGTGATAAGACATTCTCAGAGAAGCAAGCCTCTGTTGCCTCGGCCAGTAAGACAGACCCAACGGCACAGCCACGAGCCGAAGCCAAGGCGCAGGCTACTCAATCAAGAACAAGAGACGCCGCTAGGACAGCAGGAGCAACAGACTCCAAGGGTCAGGCGCGGGCACCGCAAGGAGCCGGAAGGTCAGTGAAGTAACTCTTTCTCAGGAGTAGTTAGATGTTTCATAAACTAGGTCTAACGTTAGCGGGTAGATTAATGCAACCCATTAATCCATCTCTTGTTGCTCTCTTGGGACTGTATACCCTCGTCTGGGGATTCTGGGTGGCGAACCCATGGTGGGACGTGTTTAGCCACGCACCACTCTATTCTGAGATGGCTAAGTATCCTGAGTGGGCGTGGGGAGCCTTCGCCATTTTCTCTGGCCTAGAGATTCTTCGTGGCGTTGTCCGCAATAGGAACAAGGACTTGCGCCGAGGGGCATTCATCGGATTCTTTCACTGGCTCGTCGTCACACTGATGTATTTCGCGGGCGACTGGCGCAATACCGGAGGAATCACCTCTTTGACAATCTGCGTCTATTGCCTCGTCGTCTACCTTAACTATAGGAGGAACAGGGATTACCCAAGACCGTAACAGTTCTTGGTTGTCTAAAAGTTTGCCTTTTTAGAAATCTGCTGTTATTATTACATTATGGAAATCACCAAGGCGGTATGGACAGATGAGGACGGGTCAACATTTGACTTGGCTCTGACCATTTCTAAGGTAGACGAAGCGAAGCGCCTAGTTTTTGGCTGGGCCACGCTTGACAATGTTGACCTACAGGGAGACATTGTAACTTTCGATGCCTCGCTATCCGCTTTCGAAAAGTTTAGGGGCAATATCCGCGAGATGCACCAGCCGATTGCGGCCGGTCGCATGATTGAGTATCGCCCCCAGCAGTATCGCACTGACAGTGGAGCCGTGTATAACGGAATCTTCATGTCAGCATACGTCTCACAGGGTGCTGAAAGCACATGGCAGAAGGTCTTGGATAAGACCCTTTCATGTTTCAGCGTCCGAGGCAATATTAACAAGTCTCGTATGGAGTTCCGACCGGACATCAACAAGACAGTTCGCGTAGTTGAGGACTACACGATGACAGAGGTATCCCTAGTGGATTCCGGCGGCAACGAACTTGCCAACGTCGTCTCAATTGTCAAGGACGTTAATGGAAATGATACTGTTCAGGGCGACCTCACCACTGTCGAGATGCACAATGTTTTCTTGTGCAAGGAAGACAGTATCGTAGAGTTGTCAAAAGAAAATTCTCTTGTCTGCCAAAAAGGTCACGACATGAAGAACATCGGGTGGGTGGAAAAGTCCGCTGACACGATGGAGAAGGTGAATGCTCTGGTCACAGAGCATATCAGCAAGCATGCCGAGGGAGGTGTTGATGTAATGGCAGAAGAAGTAAAGAAAGAGGTAGTGGCTGTCGAGCCGGAAGTAACTGAAGATTCCGCTGTCGCTGTTGATGAAGCAGCAGGCGCGGTAGAGGTTGCCGAAGAAGAGAAGCCTGCCGACGAGGAAGTAGCCCCAGAGGCCGCAGACGAGTTGGAAAAGTCTCTATCAGAAGCAATTGAAGAATTGCGAAAGTCTACTGCGACGACCGCACAGGTCGAGCAGATTATGAAGGATGTTGATGGGAAGTTCGAAGCATTCCAGAGCGAATTCGCAGAGCGTTTTACCGCTTTGGAGAAGCAGCAGGAAGAACTTACCAAGTCGCTGACAACTGTAACAGAGGGTCTGTCCACTATGAGCAAGTCGGTGGACGTACTACAGGATTCAAGCGCAAACAGGAAGTCTGACTCCCTTGGCGGGGAAGCAGAGGGTGACGAGTTGTCTAAGAGCAATAAGAAGCCCGGTGTCTGGCAGGGTTCAATCCTCTAATTGAACAATGTATAACGTACTTATCAAATTTCGAAACGAGGTGAAAAATCAACTATGAGTAATATTCTATCAAAGGCAGTCGCAACTTCCGAGTCGACGGCTGACCTAAAGGGTGGTTATCTAGAACTCCCACAGGTGAACACGTTCATCGACTACATGTGGGACAAGACCGTGCTTGGTGCACAGGTCCGTAAGGAAATCATCCGAGGTGACTCCGCAGAGTTGACCCGCATTGGCGTTGGTCAGCGTTTGCTACGTGTCGCTACCGAGGCTGTTGACGACGGTCGTAACGTCGGTGCTCGCTTCGCCAAGATTTCACTATCTACCACCAAGTTCCGTTTGGACTGGGAACTTTCCACCGAATCATTGGAGGACGGTCGTGAAGGAGAGGCGTTCGAAGACCACATTGCGCGTCTGTTGGCTGCTCAGGTTGCAAACGACATGGAGGACTACGCCATTAACGGTAACCCGACTTTGTCGGACGACCCGGGCATCGGTTCTCTGGCAGGCTGGTCCTACCGTGCAAACTCAATTGCGAACGTATACGATGCTGCTGGTGCAACGCTTAACCGCACCGTTTCGTCTCACATGTTCCGCAAGTTGCCGCGTATTTACCAGCGTGACAGGACTGCTCTAAAGGTCTTCGCATCTGCTAACGCATTGCAGGACTTGCTAGACTCCGAGACGGCTCTGTACCTAGGCGCGAACACTGTTCGCAACGACGGTCAGGTCGAAGGTGCTCTTGGCTACCAGACAACGGTTAACGGCTTCTCTCATCAGGAAGTACCATACTTCTTCGATGACAAGGTCGGTACCTACTCTGGCGGTGCGTCTTCTCAAAAGATTCACGGTGAGGCATGGCTCACGGACCCACAGAACCTAATTTGGGCTGTGAAGCGTGAGATTCAGGTCTACCGCGAGTTCGAACCAAAGAAGGACTCCATCGAGTACACCCTTTACACACGCTTTGGCACTGCTATCGAAGATGGCAATGCAATGGTCGTTGCAAAGAACATCAAGGTTGTCTGATTTATCAGGCAACATCCCAACTAAAGGGGGGCTTCGGCCCCCCTTTAGTAATTCTGTGGTACAATTTTAAGTGAGACTGTTACCCTGAAAGGAACTCATAAATGACTACTGCTACGACGTACAACTACCAGCCCCTCAACAAGATTGAACTAACATTCCTTGCTGATGCGTTCGGTGCCCTTGTAAAGGGTAACGATAAGGCGGCTATGATTGCAGCGCTAGAGGAAAAGCAGTTGACCCCAGACGAGGTCAAGGATGCTTTGAGGTTGCGTCGGGAGCGAATCACATCGTCTCACCCAAACCATCAGGAGCCCGTCATTTTGCGCGACGACGACGTTCAGTTGATTCGTATGCGCCGGGCAAACCCATCATACGAGTACCGTAGGCATGTCTTTACTCAGGAGCATCCATATGTTCTAATGAGTGTGAAGGATGCCAGTGACCTTTTGAACTTGGAGACCGGCTTTGTCATCGCGTCGGCAGAGGAGGCAAAGGCATTCTATGGGCGTGACTGATTTTCCAACAGTTAGTGTCATCGGTGCGAGCCGGAAGCCGAAGCGCTTTGACATTCAAACCTATCAGGGAGATACATTCAATTTCTACCTGACCTTCGGCGGCGCGACACTCAACGTGACCGGATGGACTGCGTCCTCAACAGTAAAGAAGGTTGCTGACAATACTGTCGTCCCAGCAGTCATCACAATTAGTGTAATCGACATCGTGAATAAGCGCTTCCTGATTTCAGTAGACAGCGAGACATTGAGCCCAACGGAGGAATACAAGTACGACGTACAGGTCGTCTCGCCCGGCACACCACCGGACAAGCGCACCTTCATTGGAGGCAAGATTACTACTACCGAGGACATTACTGAGCCGTGAGCAGCGTATTCGATGTAGATACTATTAGTATTGATGAGTCTGATGCCATCGACTTCTCATCGAAGGTCGAGTCGGTTGAAATTTTGGTAGACTCTGATATTGAGACGGTTACCATCACCCAGCCTGATGATGTTCGGTCGGTTATGGTAGAGGTACCCGGAATTCAGGGCGAGCCCGGTGTAAAAAACGTATATGTACAATCAGAGAATCCCGCCACGCAGTTTGGATGGGGTGCAGCCGAAAAAGGTTACATTTGGATTGAGGTAGAGGTATAATGGAAGAAATCGCTAAGGTCATTGTCAGGGAAGAGATTGTTCTTGAGAAGTTCGACGGAGAAGGTCCGGGCGCAGTATTGCGTGAAAGGGCCTTCCTCGTAGATGGAGTCATCGAGAGCCGTGAGTTCTTTGACGAAGAGGGAACCCTAGTAAACACAGTAGAAGGAGGAAACTAAATTGGCACTAACAACCGCATTCCGCGATTACACAACGACTCTTGTTGCAGGAGCCGGTGGGGCAGCGTTCAACAACGCTAACTCGTACATCGGTGTTGGCGACTCTAGCACCGCCTTCTCCGCTGCACAGACTGACCTAGTCGCAGCGACAAACAAGTTGCGTAAGGCTATGGACGCTACATATCCAACCAACGCGACAAACGTCCTGACCTTCCGTTCTACGTTTGCAACTACAGACGCAAACTGGGCATGGCAGGAGTGGGGCATTTTCAATGCCGCCGC